TAGAAAGATTGCACACACTGTTGCAATGTACATGCCTCCAGCTATTGCTATAGCGGATTCAATGAGTTATGAAGAAAAGACTCGAAAGGCAGTGCAATTGTTTGATTCACTTATTGGCGATGATACCAAGGTTGGCGAAGATGCAGTAACGTTAGGTATTGAAGGTGCAAACTATGCGATGGGTTTACTTGGTGCTAAGCTTGGTGGTTTAATTGGCGGTGCTGGTGCTTTAACAACCACCGATCTTATTACTGATGAGGCACAGCGTATTAGGGGTAAGGTAATTAACCCGGCAGAGTATATGACGTATAAGAGTACCGGTCTACGATCATTTGGTTTTACTTGGAAGATGTTACCCGAATCAGCTGATGAATCGATGGAGTGCGAGGAGCTTATTAGAATATTTAGATCGTCAGCTCACGCCCACAAACCACAACCAAACTCAATGACACTGTATGTGCCTGATCAAGTTGCAGTATCATTTCATGGTGTTGATGGTTTAATCAATCTTCCACCATTATATACTACATCAGTATCGGTTACATTTAACCCAAGCTCAACATCATTCTTTAAAGAAAATGGCATGCCGGTTGAGATCGATTTATCAGTGGGCTTTACAGAAATTATGCCAATATACAGAACAGATATTTTAGATAAAGGATTCTAACAATGAGCTATTTTAAAAATTTTAAAAATATAGACTATGACTTAAACGCTGATGGCATCGCCGATACTATTGTTAACTTAACAAATATGGTGGCGGTATCTAAAAGTTTAATTGATAATGCAGGATTTTATTCATTCGTTGATGTCTTAGATGGTGAACGACCTGAACAGTTTTCGCATAGGTTATATCAATCAACGGCTTACTACTGGACATTCCTATTAGTTAATAAATCAATTCAAAACATTTGGAATGATTGGCCTATGTCATCAACCCAATTACAAGAATATTGTGAAGCTAAGTATAATGATACTGCATTATTATGTGAAAATTGGATAATCACTAGAGACATTGATGGTAATATTATTAGTACAATAGAAACGATGGCTGATAAATTTAAAGTAGGTGATGTTGTTAATGGCGTATTAACCGGAGCAACTGGTACCATTAAAGAGATACATACTAATAATGGATATATATTATTATCAGATATCACTGGAGAGTTTAATGCTGNNGGTGAAGACATACGCAGAAATGCTATACCACTTAAAGGAATTGCCGAAGCTATTATATCAGCATCACAGATTATTAATGGTGCGTATGCTCCGAGATATTTTATTGATGATGTTACTGGAGCGAAGACATCAAAGCTAGCTTTTGGAGTTTCACCATACACCAATTTCGATTATGAAAATGATGCTAATGATGCTAATCGTAATCTTAAAGTAATTAAACCTGAAATGATTGCTGAAGTTTCAGATGAATTTAAAAGAGAAATCGCTAAATAATGAAACAGATTAAAGACTTAAAGGTTTATATCTCATCTAGTAAAGGCGATAGTTTAGATATCACTAAACTTGTCACTAATATTAAAGTAAAGGAATCTATATTATCTGATTTATCTGGTCAGGTCGAAATGGAAGATTCAAAAGGTGTGCTAGATAACGCGATCGGTACATCAAAAACTATAACAGTCTCTTTCAAATATTTAGAAAATACGTATCTTAATAGATTCTATTTAGATGGAGCTAGCTTTGTTGATTTATCAGCATCAACTAAAAATAAAACTTACGCTATAAATTTACAGTCTGTTCATAACGCTGTTAATGCAATGACCTTAGTTAAAAGATCTTATAAAGGATTATCAACCGATATTATTGTTAAAATATATGATGAGTTTTTCGGTAAAGGTAATATTACAGTGGGTGGAGATAGTTTAACTCAGGGTAAATATATTGTTCCTAATATATCTCCAAAGATGGCGATTAACGTTATTAAAAAGAATGCTTATGATGAAAAGAAATCTCCATTTGTGTTATTTCAAAGATTCAATGGTGGTGGCAAATCGCTATTAGCATCAGTTAACTGGTTAGCTGAGAATCAATTCATTGAAGGTTATACTATTAAACCTACGTTACCTTCTGGTGAGATGAACGATAAACCATTAAGTGATATTGGTGTTTCACAAACACTTAATATACAAAGTGATCATGCCGGGTATCTGCAAAAGATCTCGGCTGGTGTATTTGGTAAGACAATCAATGAGGTTGATTTAAATAATTCATCTATAAAGGTTGAAGATTTTGGAATGAACAAAGATTCATTTGCCATGACTGTTCCTTTTTTATCTGATAAATATAGCGAAGGACAAACTGCTTTGTTAAATGAGGGGTTGGATAAAGATACTCAGAAATCAATATCTTTTTTCCAATCACTTAACGGTATTGTTATTAAATCAACTAAAACTGTAGCCGTCCCAGGTTTAAGCTGTGGTCATGTTATAGGTGTTGAGATATCAACAAACACCGCAAAGAATACAGGCAAATCAGTAAAATTTACAGGTGCTTATTTAGTGACTGAAATGACTCATCATATTAAGGATAATGTGTATACTCAAGATATAACATTAATGAAACGATAATGAAAATATATTACGGCGTTGTAGAAAACAATGAAGATCCTAAACGATTAGGTCGTGTTCAAGTGCGAGTGATTGGGGTACACCCATCTGATAAAGCAGAAGTTGCAACTGAAGATTTGATATGGAGTCTTTGTATGGGTCCTGTAACTTCTCCAGGTATATCTGGGTTAGGGCATTCAGCATTTATAGTTGAGGGAGCTTGGGTTGTCGGTGTCTTTACCGATGCTGATTTTCAAGACTTCATGGTTATTGGCACGCTACCTACAGTATCTAGTGAGATTAAACCGAACATAGAAAAAGGATTTGCAGATCCTAATGGTATATACCCTACAGCACAATCAGAACCAGACATACATATAAGAGCTAGAGACAACGACCATGTAAAAAATACTTTAGTGATGCGACCGGTGTTTGATAAAGATGGTAATCCTGCAGGAGAACTTCCATATTATCAGGATGATGCATTACAAACACTTCAACCATCTACTGCATACGCTCCAGAGTATCCTTACAACCATGTTTATGCTACAGAGTCAGGACATTTTAAAGAGTATGATGATACGTATGGTGCAGAAAGAATCCATGAAAGACATATGTCTGGTACTTCGTATGAGATTCAACCTAATGGATCGCGTGTCGAGAGAGTCGTTAATAATAACTATAAGGTGGTATTAGGCCACGATACACTGGAAGTGACAGGTGATGTAAGAGTTATTATATCAGGCAACTCGGTTGTCGATATTAAAGGTAATGCTGAATTAACTGTTGGTGGTAATATGAAAACTGAAGTTGNTGGTAATATGAAAACTGAAGTTGCTGGTACGTATGATGTTACCTCTGGTGGTAATATGAGATTCACTGCACCTAAGATAGATATAAACTAATGCCTAGTGCTTCAAGAAAAGGTGATTCATTAAGTACAGGACATGGTTGTACTGGAGTTACTACGTTGGCAACTCCGGGACAAGGTACTGTTTTTATTAATGGTATATTGGCAGCACGAGTGGGAGATTCAACCGTATCTCATACGATTGCTCCACCATTATGCCCTTCTCACGTTGCAGCAGTTAATGCAGGATCTGGTTCAGTTTTTATAGTTGGACCTGCTGCAGCGAGAGTAGGAGATTCTACTGATGCTGGCGCAATGATCAGTGGTTCAAGTAATGTGTTCATCGGTGGATAATAGATATAAATAACAATATGCCAAACATAACCGCACGACAAGAAGAATACACCGATTTAGATTTAATCTTTACGGTTAATCCTAATATCAAAGACGTACCCACTAAAAGGGGCGTTAACGCTGTAAGGCAAAGCGTGATGAATATACTCAATACCAATTGGGGTGAACGCCCATTCAAACCATACTTTGGTGCTAACTTGCGTTCATATCTTTTTGAGAATATGAATAACATTACAGCAGCTGCTATGTCGTCTGCAATTAGAATGGCAATAACAAATTACGAACCACGTGTAAAAATTATTAATGTTAATATTAGAACAAAACCAGAAGACAACGCGGTTGATATAACATTAACAGTACAAATTATTTCAACAACGGATATATTTGATATTTCAACATCATTAGAGAGACTACGATAATGGCACAAGATAGAAGAATCAATGCAGCTGAATTAGACTTTGACACATTAAAGTCTAATTTAATAACATATATGAAGGAACAGCCTGGCGCGTTCCAAGACTATAATTTTGAAGGCTCCGCAATGAGTACGATGATTGATGTATTATCATATATTACTCATATTAATGCTGTTAACGCTAACTTTGCGTTAAACGAAACATTCCTAGATACTGCACAGTTGAGAGAGAGTGTGGTATCTCATGCTAAGCTATTATCATATACACCAAGATCTGCTACGCCATCAAGGGCTGTTGTTGATATTGAATTGCTTGCACCATACGTTCCAAGTGGGTCATTAGCGATTGATCGTGGTACTAAGTTTACAACTATTATTGATTCGGTTACGTATAACCTTATTGCTTCAGAAACATCAGATGCTATTGTAGCTGATATTAACGGCAAGTTTATTTTTAACGATGTTAAATTAGAGCAAGGTACTACTGTAACTCGTCAATATATTTACGACGATAGTGGATTCGAAAAGTATGTTTTAAACAATCCTAATGTTAATACCGAATCGCTTATCGTAGAAGTATATGAATCAGCAACAAGCACTGATGCTGTCTCCTACGCTAAATCAGTAAATATTACTAACATCAATGGTCAATCTGCGGTGTATTTTTTAGAAGAATCGAGAACTGGTTATTATGAAATCAGATTTGGTGATGGCATTATTGGTAAGAAACCATCACCTGGTAATATTATTAAATTATCTTATACGTCTTTAGATGAGGTGGATATTAATGGCGCTACGGTATTTTCATTAGCAGGTTCTATTGGTGGTAACACCGATGCTAATGTATCAACTGTGTCATTAGCAGTTGGCGGTGCACCATTAGAATCATCTGAGTCGGTTAAGTTTAACGCGCCATTAGGATTCGTTGCTCAAAATAGAGCTGTAACACCTGATGACT